GCACCAGAGATGATGTTGTTACCATATAAGAAAGAACCCGCTACTGGTTCTCTGATTCCGTCGATATCGACTGGAGGAGCTGCTATGAAAGCAACTACGAAACATGCTGCTGCTGCGAGTAAGCATGGGATCATGAGTACACCGAACCATCCAACATAAATTCTGTTTTCTGTTGATGTCACCCATTCGCAGAACTGAGGCCAGCCTGCTAGTAAACCTTGTTGTTTACCTTGTCTTGAAAGAGTTGTCATTGTAATAAGACGTTTAAATAGGGCTTCAAGGGTAGAAGCGATATTTATTTCCAGTAATCCCTCACTACTGGATAGAAAGACGAAGTATTATACTGCCTATAGGTCTTGGTTTGAGAGCAGTTACACAAGGGAGGGCGATCCGTTCGAGTCCCATGTATGTGTGGTTTTCACCACCGATTTATTTATATTAACATAACTTTACAAACCTGTCAACCCCCATGGACAGTTTTAAAATTGACATTCCAACTGATGCTGATGCGTGTACTGTTTGTGCGGTTGGTACTGACACCATGTCTCAACCAACCAGGAAATAGTACCATGAGACCCACTCTAGGTGGGATGTTAAACCTTTCGTTCAATTGTATCCATGCAGGTGTACAACCTGCTTCTGCTACTGGACTTTCAAAGTAGAGACTACCATCATCTCCACTAGTCTGATAATAATATACCCCAGATATATCTGCTGTAGAATGATGATGGCAGTGAGCATAACTTCCTTCACGGAACTGATTGATCCATGACTTTCTTTTGTATGTCAAATTTTCTGGATCATATATGTCAGTTGCAGGAAACCCAGTGTGCTTACAGTACCTTTCTATCGTACCGTTGAGTGCTGTAATGAAAGAGATACATGCTTTCTCTTTCAACCAGTCACCATCAAATTCTCCTTGACATATGTTATGTCCTAGTTGTTCTGAGAATTTATGTGAACCTGGTGCGTTGAATGATGTAGTGGTCAACCCTAATCCTATTTCATCTTGTATTAAATCTATATTAGAACTGGGTTCAAACTGTTCGATGTAGATTGGTGTCTGGAATAAAGGTTGTATTGCAAACTGACCCATTAATAACTCGGTTCCATTTCTTCTATCTTTTCTTCTTCAAATGCAGCATATGATATCTGCTCTCCAAAATATGAATGATACATCCTACCCCATATGACTTGGAACTCACTCTCGTTTAAATCTTTGAACAAACACTGTCCGTTCATGTAAATGTGATAGATCATTGTTTTTGTAACCTCTCTACTACAGTTTCTTTTTGCATGGGTGCTACGTCATTCAATCCGTTAGCATCAAACCATGGTGCTTCTTCCCAATCAAATCCTTCACCGAATGTATTATCAGGTGCCATGACATACCAGTGACACTTAGCGTCAGGTATATCTACAGCACACACTGCCCAATCATCTGCCCACTGTGGTACTTGTACGTACATCACAGGTAGATGATTAGCAAACAGTGAAAGTATAAAAGAAAAGATAATCATTTTTTACCTGTAATTGCACCTACCATCGTCTGAATAAAGACCTTTGCTGCTGAGTTCCATGCGTCCTTAGCAGTTCCACTTAGTTCATCAAACAAATACATGTTCAATCGGAATGCATAGTTTGCTTCCGCTATGATGTCATTCATCTTACTAGAATCACTAGTGACTTTATCTAATCCTGATCTGTACTTGACCTTGAACTCTTTCTTGTCATCAATCTCAGGGAAATCATAGAAGTGTAGACCCTCACCCTTCGGTAGATCTAATGCCTTCTCTGCTATACCTTTAAGTATCTGCCCACCAGATAAGTCACCAAGATACCTAGTATAATGATGTCCTACTAATAGATAGGGGTCTTGCTCTGCTACCTCATGTATCCTCTCAACATACTGTATGCATCCTTCTGATGGTTTGATCTCCATCGACCAGTTAGGACCATAGTAGTACCTCAAGTCCTTCTTGAGTGCATCCAAACGATTTAATTCTGTGAAGTAGATAGGAGTAAGGAACTCATCGTCCTTCAACCTCTCCATCTCCTCTTCTATAGCAGAGTAAACAAAGTAAAAGTCTTTTATAAGTGTCCTATAGTTCTCTTCGCTTACGACACCACGCAGAAAAGACCCCACAAACTTAGTGTTCTCTGCTGCTGTGTGGGATCTCTTTGTACCTGTCTTTAATTCTTTAGCTAGCATTTTTCTTAAAATACTTTTGTATTACATCAATCTGATCCTGATACTTGGCAATGATATTGAGTTCAGTCTCAATTGCTTCTGTTATATCAGAGTGTTCACCTATACCTGCAGGATTTGTAAGGTATACTTCTACGTTTGCTACATGTTTCTGGATATCTCCTTGAGCATGTGCCAGTAGTGCTTTAATTAGTTGCTCTCTCATGTTTTACTGTACGCTTCTAATAATTATACAGTATTTAGAATGAGTTGTCAATTCTCAGGCATCATCTGTGACATCATTACCATCACGAGTGTGGTAATTACGACTGTTCCTGAGAATATTACGACGAACATCGGTAGTATATGGGTTAAGTTCATAGTAGACCTAATGAACCTGCTGAAAAACCTACTGCACAGAAGAATGCAAACTCATAAAGAGAGTAGTAGGGACTATTGAAAAACGAATTGACCGACATTAGTGTAAGTGTAGACTGCTATTGTGATTAAAAAGATTGCTTGATACATTATGTTCCTTGATATACTGGTGACATTAGTCCACCGCCTTGATCATCGTCATCATCTTCACCGTTGATAGCACGTAGAACTAGTTCTAGGAGTACCAAGGCAGCAAATGGATAGAAGCACCAGATAATGGCCGTGAAAGGTGATATTGAATTGTCAGCGACGAGTTCGCTCATGTGTATTAAGATTTGTTACTTTAAATATTTAGTTATGTTAAGTTCTCACTAGGTAATTATACCATTACACCTGTAGGGATAGCAGAAATAACTGCCACCATAAAGATGTAAGGTACAAACTTAAAGGGAACTGGGTGTCTCTTTATGGAGTTCATTATACGAAACCTGGTATGATTTGACCTGTTGTTAGGTAAGCACCTAGACCTGCTATGATACCGAGCATTGCTAGTCTGCCGTTAAGCTTCTCTGCAACTACCTTTTCTTTCTCGATTGTTTTTGTTTTGTTTGTCATTAGAATATACCTGGTATGATTTGACCTGTTGTTGTGTATGCTCCGACTGCTGCTACGAAACCTAGCATTGCCATCCATCCGTTAAATCTTTCTGCTTCTGGTGTCATGATTGAATTACCTTTTTGAATTGTGAATTGTGATTGAAATTTCATCTCTTAAAAGAGACCTGGTGCTATCCATCCGAATAGACCGTAGTTGATTGTGCCGATTACTAATCCCATCATCGCTAGACGACCGTTGATTAGTTCTGCATTCTTCCAGTAGTTCTGCATTAGAATATACCAGGAATAATTTGACCAGTGGTGATGTATGCACCTAGTAATGCAACGAAACCTATCATAGCCCAACGACCATTAGTCTTCTCTGCATTCTGTGGATATCCCTCATATGAGATGCTCTCGTCGATGTAAGGGCGTGTCTCTGATGGGAACATGTTTTGTCTTCCACCGCTTTCTGTTGTAGTAGTCATAAAACTTCATTAAGTTATGTTACATTATTATATAGGCTTTGTAAAGTTTTGTCAAGCCCCCCTATGTTTTGAACCCCAAACGTCCATAAGTTGTAGCGATAATGAGTATAAGTACCGCTTATACTGTTCAATATGCTACAAAATGAAACAGCCTACATATAATCAGGGTAAGTTGTATTCAAATGAAAAAACTTTTATTGATATCAGCAGTGGTTGGGAGCATGGGGTCTCCTGCATTCGCTGACATCACACATAGAATGCAGTCATCAGTCTCGTTGAGCACAGGTGCAGCTGCAACTCAGGTTGAACGAATTGGTTCAACGTATAGCGTTTCTGGATCTGGAGTCGATACCAGTTGGCAGAAGTATGGTTCTACTGGAACCAATGACGTTACTGCACACGGTGTTGGTGGACTAGATTTCCAATCAGTTACTGATCAAGGTGTTACTACACAGAATACTTACAGTAACCTAGGTTCTATGACTGCTACTCAGCAGACAACAACCACAGGTACTGGTAACGATGCTGTGACTGCAGGTAATGGAACAGCGTTCTCATTCACTCAGTCATACACTCAAGGTGATAGTGTAGTAACTACAGGACCAACCGTTGGTGCTGTTTCAAACTATTCTAGTCAGGTATCTACTGGTGTAGGAACAGGAACTGGTACAGGTTCTGTTACATCAGGTCATGGTATAACTGTTGGTGGTGGTGGAAGTGGAACTACATCTATTGGGCAATTCACTACTGAGTTGAACATCAACTAGAGATGAAGTATAGGCTGCTGCTATGTACGTTATGTACACTGGGTGCTATAAACCCAGTGATAGCAGTGCCTGTGGTCCCGAATTTTACTCAAGGCTCGATGACGAGTCACACGGAAACGACTTCTACGGTGACGGAGACCATAAATTCGATGGACTATGCCACTGGCTGGACCTATTCGGTAAGTGGCACAGGGGTAGAGGTAGAAGCAGGTAGTACTAACATAGTACCTGATGCGACAACAACACAAACTAATACCGTTAATGGTGTGAACTCAACATGGACTGGACTAGATTTATCAAGCACAAACAAACCAAACTTCGTGCAGACAACGCCAGGAGCAGCGTTCCAATTTACGGAACATTACGCTGGACCAGGGCTTCAGACGCACACAATAATACAACGAACCCAAACCGTAACAAGCGTCACAGATACAACCTCAATTTTCCAACAATAGCGTTGGCACTATTAACATGTGCACCTACATATGCACAGACTGATGTGGGTGGTGTATCTGCTACTGCAAACCCGATTGCCAATTCTTCAGGCTCAGTGACCAACCAGGCAATACAAGTTTTACAAGGTCCATATGTAACATCATCTTATGGTGATGGTATCTCATGTCAAGGTGCTACCTTCAATTTTACGCCATACGCCACTGGAAATTTATCACAACAACATCCTTACGAACCAATTTACCAGGATCCTGTCTACAACAACGTAGATGCCAACGATGACGGAGTACCCGACAATCCTGGTGAGATACTATACTACGTTCCTACTCGTACAGGTCAAAAGAATAATCAAACTATATCAATAGGTATGTCTGCTACATGGTCTAAACCATTGGATAAAGAACAGGTAGAACTATGCAAAACAGCAGCCACACTGCACAATGAATACCGTGCACAGTTGACTGCTAATAAACGACTTGACTTTGAGATAGCCAGGTTAAAAAATTGCGGGGAGTTAATGAAAGCTGGTATTATGTTCCATCCAAAGTCTCCTTACCATGCTGTATGTGCTGACGTTGTATTAGTTAACCCACCTGGTGTGGTAGGTCAGCATACACATAGTATTCCTAAAAATGAACAGAGGGGTGTGAGTTTCAACTTCGGTGATAAGAGTGATGCTAGTGTTCTAAATGAAATATCAATAGGTAATCCCTAACGTTTGATAGGGGGTAGTCCTTTCTTCTCACGATACTTGTCAGTTTGAATATCTTGACGGGATGGTTTAGATACTTTCTTACCTAACTTCTTTTGTATAAAAGTGGTTAGTTTTTTTATGACTGGTTTTATAACTCTCAATAGTAATGGTGTAGCAGCTGCACCTGCTGTAGCTAACACTGCGATTGCCACTGTGGTGGTGGACTGATTGACTGAGGGTAGAAATTTCTCAGCAGCAGTAGTTGGTTCGTACAATGTCACACAGACAGTGCCTTGTAGTTCATGACCTACAACTTTCTCATCACCTGCCTGTGTTAAGTCACCAACTCTTAGGTTATTAGGACCAGGACATTCAGTCTCTGTACCAAGGTCACCTGTGGGTGGAACCTCTGGTGGATCTACCTCTGGTGGTGGATTTACAACAGGTGGTGGTACTTCTCTCTGAATTATTAATTGCTCTGGTGTATAATCCATCGCATTATATGATGGAACCTCGCCATCACAAAACGTTTGAACCTTTGCGGAATCATCCTCTGGTAAATTCTGTGCATTCCTATCGTCTGGATGTGCTTCTACACAACCTGGTATATCTACGATAGGTCTACCAATATACTCGGTAACACGAGGATGACCTGGTGCTACAGGAGTTGGTAGATCGTAACTAAAGGTATGAATGTGAGGTACATTTAAGTTCCTTACATTTATATCATTTATTTTTATGAACGGTATAGTCATCGTAATGGACTACTCTCAATGTCTTAAGATATTTCAATACATGCTCTCTGATCTCCATGAGATCATCATAGCATCCTTGGTTGTGTGCACAACCTCTAAGTTTATGGTTAGGTTCCATGACTGACTCTTCAAATAGAGTCAGTGCTCTGTCGTATTTAATCTCTGGGGTTTCCTCACCTATCATGCTTTTGTTTTTTCAATTAGATACTTTTCTTTTGCTCCTGCTTTTTCAGCAGCATATAGTGCAAATGACTTAGTAGCAATCATACCCATAATATGTTTGATGTTGTTGCTGTCATTCTCATCAAGTGGTCCTGCTAGTCCAATCAAAGCACCCATAACAATGCCTAGTTCACACAGAACAACAATAAAGATTAACTTTAATGCCCACTGTCCTGTGTTAAAGAACCTTTTGACCTGTTCTCCTGCGAAAGTCATGGTAAAGAAGGTAGAGTTGGTACGGAAGGTTGTGCAGGTCCAGTTACGTCTGGAACCATGCCACCAAGTGATGAACCAAGTGCACCAGAGACTTGCTCCATGACTTGAGACTTGACACTATCAATAATTTTTCCTCGGTTGAGATATACACCGACCCCAGAAGCAACAAGGGCAAGAGATACAACACCAGACGATATTGCGATCGCATTTATAATTTTTTGCATGATTTTTACTTTGAGTCAGGGACTATTTTGACAGGACCTTGTTCAATCCTGATTGTTTGTGCAGGTGCAGTCTCTGATGCCTTAGCAATAAGAAACTCCATGTCTTTTTTAGATATGTTTGCACCAGCATCTGCACCATTCTTCTTCTTACCTCCTGCGGAGACACCGAAGGTAGCTACGACTCCTGTGAAGACCGAAGCTATGAAGGTCGGATCCATGTCCTGTTTAGGAATTTTTAATGCAGGTGGTAGATCAACGTACGCTAATGTTAAGATTCCGCCCGACCAAACTAAGATTCCAAGTCGCACGAAGGTAGACAGGATAGCAAGTTGCTCCTCCTTATCCTCTGCATGCTCTTTAATCTTACCTAGGAGACCTTTCTTTTTAGGTTCCTCTTTTTTAACTTGTTCAGCCATTTATCTAATGTGACTGACTCTATGTAGCTATTTTACTACGTACTCCTTTAAACTATCAAGAGATGTCTTCATAATTCCCTTGAGTTCATCGTAATTTTCATTGAGTGCAGCGTTGATACCACCCATGACTATTGCTTCTTGTCCTGGTATGTTCTGTAATTCATCATGTACCTTTGTGATCCTATTTCCAAACAGTATTGTCTCATAATTGTCAAAGGTTGCCTTGTTAAACTTAGAGAATACTGAAGGATCCCACTGGTATATCATGTTGAAGAACCCACTCTCCTGTTGGTACACTTCACCATTCATTACTATAGTCTGACCATCCCACTTCGTAGCACCACTCGCTTCATTTGAAACATCTGGTCTGTCCCACTTAGTAATCTCATTCACAAGGTTCATTGCCTTGATAGGTTCTCCACAGAATATAATAGTTTTATCTACTGCAGATAATCTAATTAAATTTTTCTCATCTGTGATTGGTTGAGCAGCATAGGTTGGCCATATATATCCACCAAATATTTTACCCTTAGATAATGAGTACCCACTCATGTCAGCATAAAAAACTGCTGTACCTCTAATGAGGACAACAGGAAGTCTACTACTCTTAACTATAGCGTAGTGTAATCTAGATTGTCTTATCCTTTGATCGTATGCAATAAATTTATGTCCCCCTTCAGCACACCACTTCTCACAGAATGTTCTAACAGCAGGTGAAGTACCAACGTAATGAACTACTGCAGTATGCTCTGGAAATCCTTTGTCGAATGTTTTTAATGCTGACGCAGCCGTTGTAGGAGATGCATCTTCATCTGCCTTGACTACTATGTGTGGTAACCAGTCCATGTCACAATACTTTTTTTATTATTTATCTTCGTCTTGCGGTTGCCCTAGGGTCTTGTATTCTAATAACTGTTGATAGAATAGAAGTTGCTGTTCCAACTTCTCATTTTCTTTTTCTAATATTTCGATGTGTGTTTCGTAGATTGTGTACATTAAGCTCCGTCGTCGTGATCCCACATGTGGCTTAGATCGTCTGGTTTTTGAGGTACCATAAGATATTTGTTACCATCTGGTTTAGTTACCAGTATCGGTTCGCCTTCTTCTGCTAATTTTATGTAGTGATTTTCTTTTTTCTTAAGATCTTCTTCTTTAATTTCAATCATTGGACTAAACTCCAAAAATCTCCGTGGTTGTTTGCATTTTTAGGATGTTTGAATGTCACATGCCTCATCCAATTAGGACCGAACAGTTTGACACTGGTGTCTACTGTCTCACCCAACCAACTGGTTGGTTCTCTACTCTCTCCTTTAACAAAGAAGTGAGATGACATATCACTTGCCCATGTTCTTTTGTCAACACGGTTCAAACCCTCAGGTCTATAGTGCCATATATTATACATGAGTGTTATTCTACCTTCGCTATGCGGTAGCACTCCGTGTATATATCTTGGGTTGAAGGTGAGTACCCTCCCTTCCTCAGGAATTGAAAACACAACCTCAGTAGGTGGTATATTTCGATACTCATTCTGTCGCTCTCCAGTCGAAGTGTCCCAAACGATCGTTGGTGAATTGTGATTGTTGAGATAAGTGACGGTGGAGAGAAGAGGATATTTCATTTTTCCTTCTTGCTCTCTTCTAACCATTTCATCATGGTCAGAGTGGAACCCTATCATCTTAGCACAATCCTTTATATAATGAAACCACCATTCAAATCCTGTAACATTTGGGTAGGTGTCCTTGAAGTACATGTCATATGAATCTAAGACATACTTCTCTATTGCATTCTCTGGAGTGTCATGCAGTCCTATCCAACAGTTACCAGGTAGAGGATCAAACATCTTCACCTCTCTAGTCAATCTGTATACGGATGATGAAGTAATAAATCGTGGATACTGTACTACATTCATCTAATATCTACATCAATCATTCTAGTTCTTCTTCTCTTCGGTGCTTCTGTCCCTACTCTAGGGATCTCTGCTTCCTCTCGTGGTTCAGTCAATGCTACCACATAACTCATATCTTGTCCACCATAGGTCTTACCACAAACATAAGTCTGGTTGTCGCAACCACACATCCTATAGTCATGCTCATGTTTAGATCTAATAGTGTTATTGCATTTAGTGCAAGTTACCGTTGTCATCTCGTTTCTCTATGTCTACAAATAAAAACATCATGTCATCATCAGATAGATTGTATCCTTCATGGGTGTAATCCATCACATCATATACTTGAGGTTGTCCCTCTTTCCAAATAACTTTTTTGTGATCCCATATCATATAGCAACATCTGTTACATGGTATGTACAGTGGGATTTGTATTCTCCTGTATGCTTTATCATATACAGGAGGATCTTTATGTGGTCCTAGTTTAGTTCCAGACTCAAATAAAGATACTGTTGCCATCATAACTTCATCTTGATCTAGGATATCTATTACTCTCTGGTCTTTAACAACAGAACGTCTTACCCCGCCACCATTTTTGTTCTGTGCTTTCAACCAGCAGAAATATATATCCTTGTTAGAATAACCAACAGCAGTTGGAGCTCTCCGTAAGGGAAAATCTGTT